AACAACAGTGCTAGATCAATACGTTTCTTTTCACCCTCTGAGAAGTTTTCATAACTGAAATCATCTCGGTGACGAGACTTGATGGTCTCCTTGAACTCCTCGTCAATGTTGAAGTTGACAAAGAAGTCCATCGCAGCCAAATACTTATTTACCAGTTTGTTTATAACTGGAACGTACTGCTTAATGATTTTCGACTTAATCCCGCCATCTTTAAGCAACTGCGCGACAATATCATAGTTTTGCGTTTGTTCAGATACTTCTTTTCTTTTTTCGTTGAATGATTGTAGTGCGTTGAGTAACTCTTTTGATTGTGCCTTGAACTCATCACTCATTGCTGGTTTGCTTTCTATTTCAGCAATTTCCTTCTCAAGTTTCGCAATGTAGTTTCGAACCTGCTTGCGAGAAGTATTAATCCGCACAAGGTCTTGTTCAAAAGTCTTGAGTTCTTTTTGTGTTGTTTTGATGGTATTGATTCGGTGTAGAACGGCATCACTCTCTTCCTTCAGTTTGTTTAGACCTTCGTTTAGTTCTGTGATTTTAGAGTTGCACGTATGTACTTTTTCTTCTTTGTTATTGATAGCCTGATCGCAGGTTGGACAAGTCGAATTTACAGAATAGAACTCAATGTCTTTCTCGAGTTTCTGAATATTCCCTTCAATCTTGGCTTCAAGTTGATTTAGTTTGTTAAATTTTTTCGTTGTTGTATCTTCGTCTTCTACTTTTAACAATAGATTATCAATTTCAGTTTCTTTTGTTGTTGCTTCGGTTTCGAGATCAGAGAGTGATGCCGTGTTTTCTTTCACTTCTTGTTTCTTTGCGTCGACGATTTCTTTCGTATTCTTCTTGAGTTCATCAAGATGTTTCTTGTGCAGTTCAATTTTATCGCGTGTATTGTCTATTTGAATTTTTAATTGCGCTGCTTCGTCTTTCAGTGTATGAAGTTTGTTTTTAACAATTACATTCATTGATGAGAAGATCTGGATATCAAGCAAGTCTTCAATAACTGCTCGGCGATCAGAGGCAGATAACTGCATGAATGGAGTGAAGTTAGTTGAGCCAAGGATAACGATCTGAGTGAACGATTTATAGTTCATCTTCAGAATCAATTTTTCTAATTGCTCTTGATAGTCTTTGCTCTTGGCATCTTGGTTTAGCAATTCGCCATCGATATAAATCTCAAAAACATTTGGCTTGATGCCACGAATGATTTTATACTGCTTGCTTGCAATTGCAAACTCAACTTCTACAATACAATCTTTTTCATTGATTGAGTTTACAAGTTGAGGCTTGTTGATATTGCGGAATGGTTTACCAAATAATGAGAATGTGATGGCGTCCAGGAATGTTGATTTACCTGCACCATTCTCACCAACAATCAGTGTTGTCGCATTCTCATTGAGTTTGATTTCGGTAAAGACATTTCCTGTTGAAAGAAAGTTCTTGTACCGAACAGATTTAAATGTAATCACGCAGTCTCCATAGACAATGCTTCGTTGTAGACATCGCGCAGCACTGTTTTGATTTTATCTGGTTCTACAGGCAAAGACAACCCATCCACATACTTATTCAAGATTGTGATTGTATCTTCTGCCTGATCAACCTCAACGTTTACTGAGTCAGTGATTGATGCGAAATCTTCGACAACAGAAACTTCTAGTGGACTTACCTTTGTGAGAGAATCAATCAATGTATCAAACAAGAATGTGTTGTTTCGTTTTTCAACAACAACCTTTACATACTTATTTGCAAGATGAGAATAATCATCATTGATGATATCATTGTAAAACATGTTATCATCGTTGTAATGAATCTTGTAGAACATTCTCAATGGATTTTTGATGAATTCCAATTGGCGAGTTTCTGTATCGTAAATATGAAAACCGCGCTCGTCATTGTAATCCATCCAAGTCATTTCACCTGGAGTACCAACATAGATGATGCTGCCGTTGTTACTCTTGTGATGAAAATGACCAGAAAGAACAAGATCATATTTGGATAAAATAGAAGCATCCATACCTTCATGGCAGATGGTGCCTTGATCCATTTTGTATCCTTGCAATTCAAAATGACCAAAACAAACTTCGTTGTTGCTGCGTTTGATAAAATCTAAGACTTCATCTTCATTATCTTTGCAAATCCAAGGAATGATGTCAATACCATTCCAAGCATAAGGTTCGTTATAAACGAATATGCTGTTCTCATATTCTCTTAAAAGTAATTCTGGTGAATTGACTTCAAGAGTATTTTTAAAGGTGATGTCGTGATTGCCAAGTAGAGTGTGACACTCTATCCCGTAACGAGCAAATTGATCAAAAAAGTAACGCCTGCAAAGAGCAAGAGACTGAAAAGAAATATACTTCCTACGATCAAATAAGTCACCCAACTGAAAGACGGTGGTAATTCCATGTTCTAAAAGATATGGGAAAAATTGGTTGGTATAAAACTCACGATAATGATTATGAAAGGCGATGCTATCGCCCCTCATACCAAAATGAGTATCACCGAGGATTGCTATCTTCATCTACAAACTTCTCTAGTCCAGCTTTCTTGGCTTTTTTCTCTTTACGAGCATTTTCATAGTTTACAATAAACTCTGAAATATTTTCGTACAATTCAAACTGCCTAAAAGTTCCGTCTTCATTTTCATTCAATTCAAATTCATCAAGAATACCAGCAGTTTCCGTTGCCTTGTACTTGACATATAACTGCTTCTTTTCTTTCTGAATGCGGCGTAAGAATGCATAATATACTATCTGAGTAAAATAGGCAAACGGATTGCTTGATTTACCTGGATCAAAATTGTCCACATACATCACACAGTTTTCGATTGCGTCTGCAATCATTTCGTCACGAAATGTATACGACAAGAAGTTTGGTTTATGAGATAGATTCTCGGCAATCTTCATAAAACATTCTGCCACATATCTAGGAATCTGTGGCTTTGGAAGTCCTTGTCGTTTGGCTTTACGGATCGACTGGCGATACTTTGTCATTTCCCGAAGGAAATCTTTATTGTTGATGTAGTGTGATGGCATAAATTAGTGTATTGGTTTGTCCTTTTTAGATTTCAATGCTTCTAAAATTGAGACTACGTTCTCAAGATTCTCTGTTTGTTCTTTAACAGATTTTTTCTTTTTCTTCGAAATATCTTGTAGTTTTGTAGTATTGTTGTAGAAGAAATCGCAAACATATTCGTATTGTTCATGAAACTCTTTTCTGACAGGAGTGCAAAACAATACTTCATCTAGAGCAAATTCAACTTCACGCATCTCAATAATCGACTGAGGGAGATACTCTTGCATTACAAGGATTTGGCGACCCTCATCAAAAAGAGTTTCCACCTCAACGCGCAGTGGTGTCTCTATTATAATACATTCATCCTTATAAGTCACCCATCCAATCAAATCTTCTGGGATAATTTTAAATCGTACAAATTTTAATTCTTTTTGTTCTGACATTAATTTATTCTTACATTGTTTGTTGTGAATGGGAACTTTTCTTCGCTATAGATTTTCACTCGTTCCTCATAATGCTTCAAAGTAAAATTGCTATGGTTATTATACCTCAAATCATCTGCGATGTCATATAAAGTGGCTGCTTCTTTATTCTCTCCAAGGCGCAGCACACGACCGATTGATTGTAATGCTCGAATCTTACTCTTTGTTGGGGAGGAGAATATAATATTATGTAGGTTGCGGATGTTCACACCTGTTGAGAACGTTCCGTAACTTGCCACAATTATCGCATCGTTTTCCTGTTCAGTGATATGCCTCACTGCTTCACGATCTTCTGCTTCAACACCACCGTGAATGAAAAATACTTTTCGACCATTTGCACGTGCAGTTAGCAAATCATATAGAACTTTGCCGTGTTTTTCAACGTATGTGAACAAGACGAGCGAGTTTCCTTTTAAATTGATTGCGAGATTTGCAATGAATTCATTGCGACCATCATGCTGTGTGAGGAAATTCATCTCTTCTGGATATGTAAATCCCTTTACAATCTTACATACTGGCTCTGGATATTTCAATACGATGCATTTGATATTGAAATTAGCAAGTTGCTTTCTTTCAATCAGATCTTTTGTGGAGATAACTTTGAACACAGGACCAAACAAACCTTCAAGGACAAGTTTGTTTACTTTACTGTCATCTAGTGTTCCTGTTGTACCAATGCGCACATCACAATTGATCAACTTGGTCATGATCGCAGTCAGTGACTTGGCTTTAAACGTATGTGCTTCGTCACCGATGATAAAATCAAATTGTGTGAAATATTTTTTAGGCATGTCATAGATTGACTGCCATGTAGAGATAATCAAATCACTATCTGGTATCTTACTCTCGCCACCATAAATCTTCTGACAATACTTCTCGACATCCCAGCCGTTATTGCTGGAATAATTCTTAAAGTCAGAATGCATTTGTGTAACCAGATTAATCGTAGGAACAATCAATAATCCGCGCTTCTTACCTGTGTTCAACAGGTGGCGAATCATCATGTAGATTATAAGCGACTTCCCCGACGCGGTTGGTGATACGAGTACAGTTCTTTTCTTTGTAAGTCCGACGCTAGACGCAAGTAACTGATAATCTCTTGGCTCCATTGGAAGCGAGAGAGCAGTTGATAGATTCTTCGTGTCGATCGGAAAGACTTCCTTGTCTTCATCTAGGACCTCAATGGTGTAATTGTGTTGCTTGCAGAAAGTCTTTATATAGCCAACAAGACCTGCATAAATTTGCTTTGTGCGCAAATTAAGCAAACGAATTTTACCATCCCAGTGTCGATTCCTAAATGCTGGACTGAATTGGTATCCTGGAGTTGAGAACGTGAAAAACTCAGACATCTCTTGAAGAATAGAATCTTCAGCATGAACCTGAACATAAATGTTATCGGTTTTCTCAACGACAACGTGTTCAATTATCATCTAGCACCTTGAATGAACTTCTCCCATCCCATGTATTCTTTTAACTGCCATGTACGATTATTAAGTTCTTTCATGACGTTGGTGCAGAATGCAGAAGACTCTTCATGGTATGCTTTCTTGCGCTTGAGTTTAGCAAGATCATCATCGCCATCAAGATAGACTTGGATGTCAGATTTGAGAGTAAAGCGAAATGGTTCCCAACCAAGTTTATCCAATTCATCTTGGTCTAACTTACCGTTGTAGTACATCCATTTCATACGCTTGAGTTTGTCATACTCCAATCCTGCTCTCTTTGCAGCAAGATTGTGGAGTGACAAGTATTTGTTGTATTTGTTATGAAGCGAAGGAATGCGGAGAATTTCTTTTCCAGGTTCCGTAATATCAACTTCGGAATCCCTTTCCCATTGCAACATTAATTCTTCGAGAGGTGGAGTTTCTATTTTCATGCCAATAATATACTATATTTCAAATCAAAAAGCAAACGAGACAATGGTTGACAAAACTTGATATCGTTGTTATAATGACTATGTCTGGTTTGAACGAAACTACAATACTTCTATATCATACCAAGTAAATCTAAAAGACACATCGCAAGTGATCGTGCTTTCAGCGTTGTCTCCCACATTAAATGCGATAGATCCAAGATAAGTTGGGAACATGTCGTGGAATTTAACACGAAGCCTTGGATTGTTTTTATTTGAGAAAATCGTTAGAGTTCCATCTGTATATACTGCTGGACGTTTGTTATTAGCAAGACTTTGATCATAGCCTGATTTTGTCGTTCTTGCTAGATCGCGGTATTCTTTAAAGTCTGTTGGAAAGGTCGCACCACGAATCCAATTGTGAATTTCCAACCATGAACTCATATCTTCATTCACAAGAAACTGAACATTGAAAGTGTCATAGATTGCTTTCTCACCAGGATGAAACACATCAATGAATGGAGTAAATCTCTGAACTTCTGTTAGAGAGATTCCTGGAAGATTTGCGCTTTGACAGAAATAAGTTACAGTCGGCATACGATCAAAGATCATTTGAAACTTATGCGATTGCAAAAAATCTGTGTTGACTGGATTTCGTGTGAGTGCTGTCATTTCAGTTTCCTATACCACTCATTTATTTAGCGGGAAATAAA